AAACAACAGTACCTAGGCTATTAGGCCTAGTAGGGTCTATCTAGAAAAGTCTTGGATTATATGGCTTTTTCTCCTTAAATTACTCCCGTGGAATCCCTGCATTTTATACAATCAATCAATAAGGACAAGTAATGAGCTATAATACGAATACGGTAGAGGGTGAAAAAGCGCAGAATGAATCTATCTTTGAGCCTGACTATGCTGGGCTATGGGGAGGGTTATACCAGAGCCAGAGTAAGCCTGATTCAATGATAAGCTTTGAGGCTAAACCTGATGATAAGGTTGCTGGTGCACAATTTAACGAAGCTATAGATGCCATATTCCCTGCTTTTGAGGAGGATATAGATAAAGACTGGTTAAGTGGGGAAGACTTTAAGAAACTATTATACAAAACAGCTCTGCATGAGTCCTATAACGCACATAACCCCTCCATTCCGTATACTAGACAGGTGGGCGGTGGTCCAGCTCGTAGCTGGTGGCAGGTAGAGCCTTCTACTGCTAGGGATATAGTAACTCAATTCCATGACGTACCTAGTAAGGGTGGTGAGCAAGGACCCCCCGAAAGAGTCTATCAAGCAAGTAAGGCTTATTGGGGTGATTTAGCTAAGGAGCATACTGGATACAGTGCTGAACAACTGTCTGGTATGGATGACGAGGCATTGGGGACACTCTTAGAGACTAACCCTAAAGTAGCGGCTGCGATGGCGGCTGCTAAATATATTAAAGCACATCGTGCTAAAGGAGTATAAATGTCTAAAGTAAAATATGTATCCCCGACTATACCGGAGCGAGGAGAAGCTCCAAAAGCATATACAGCTAACCGTAATCCAGATACAAGTCCTTCAAATTTATTAAAGGAGCGGCCACCTCTGACAGCTGAGGATTTAAAGAGAGCACAGATTTCTTTCCCAAGTTTTAATGTCAAGGACATAAAACGGGCAATGAAAATCCCTGATACTCGCCTTTTTACCGATTCATTCGGTAAGGATACTCACATTGGATTAGGGGGTACCCTAACAGTAAATGCAGGTGTATCATGTGTTTGGGTCTTTGCCTTTCAAGGTAAAGTTACTACAGATATAAGTGAGAGCAGTATAATAGTCACGGATGCAGATGGTGGGGACCAGGCAACTGGAGATTTTGAAGCAGGGACAACCGTGTCATCGGATGGAACGAATTGCACAGTGACATGGAACTCTGATAATGCATTAGGAGCAGATTGGAAAGGTCGTATAAGGATAGATGTGACCTCATAGTTATCTATGTATACAATTAATATCAAACATCGTGGCGACTCTGATGTGACCACGTATAAGATTTATAAAAAGAAGGAAGCAGATAGTGAAGGACTTACTTATGTTCATTGGAAAGACAGTCAAGCCGGAGGATGGGCCATCTCTGATGATGACTACGTTTCCAAAGTTATTAGCAGACGTGAGTATCCTCATCGTATCGATGGTATTAACATTTATCTGCGTTTTCCTTGGGGTTACACGTTTTTTAGCCCAGAGCGCTCTTCTAAACCGCTTAAAGTCCAAGGTAGGAAGACTAATGTTACTTTTACGGGAAAAAGTTATATAGAAGTTCAAAGTGGCCAGAATAAGATGAAGAATCTGGCCAGCATGTTTGCTTTAAAGCCTGACTATGATGTGGCAATAGAGTGGGCATTAGGCGTCGTCACAGAGAGTGAACGGCGTAAATGGAAAAGAACCATGAAGTCGGAGGTATTTAAAGATATGGTTAGAGAAGAAATGCAAAAACTTTTACAGGACCACGGACTAACCGAGGGGTTTACCCTGAGCCTTCTAGAAGAGGCAATAGAAATGTCTAAGGTAAAGAAGGATATAACGAATCTGATGCGTGCTGTAGAGAACTTGCAGGATATGCATGGAATGAAAGAGAAACATCTTGTGAAGACTACTGATAAGCTTGAGGCTACTTCTAGCACTAAGCTTATTGACGAACTATTAGAAGAAGAAAAAAGCTTTTTGGCATCGAGAACAACAATAGAGGAAGTTGATGAGTCATACAAATCATCGTCGACGGAAAAAGACAGACTTTCAGGCGAAGAAGAAGTCGAAGAAGTCGAGTAAGCAATATTTTTCCCAGAAAAGAGATGGTTTATGGGAACACCCAGAAGAACATGGACTTTGAGGAGCGTTATGCGCAAAAAGAAGTCTATAAAAAGTTGTACAAAAGTCTGCCATTGTTCGGCAGGCACTGTTTCCCAACAGCCCTTAGAAAGGAAATCCCTCCGTTCCATCATGAAGTCTATCGTATATTATCTGATGATGGGGTGCGTAGGGCTGCTATTGCTGCTCCTCGTGGCACTGCTAAGTCAACGACTACCAGTCTAATATTTCCATTATGGAAGGCCGCTTTTAAGAGGAGTAATGAAGATTTATTCATAGTAATAATTTCTGAGTCCCAAGCACAGTCTATCAACTTCTTATCAAGAATTAAGTATCATCTGTTTCATTCAGAACAGTTTAGGGCTTTATTTGGCGATTTAGGCCCAATGACAGCAAAACGGTGGACTAACAATGATATAGTTCTGGCGAACGGAACGAGAATTATCGCAGTTGGCACAGGTCAGAGGGTTCGTGGCTTTATTGAGGGTGATACCCGGCCTAATCTCATCATTGTTGATGATTTTGAGTCTGAGTTGAATGCTTATACGTCTGAAGCCCGTATTAAGAACCGTAAATGGATGACTGAGGCGGTTATACCGTCACTTTCAGATGATGGTCGAATAATCATGATAGGTACAGTTATTTCTGAAGATTGTTTCCTATATTGGGTTAAAGACTCCTCGACTTGGAAGGTGCTTTGGTATTCTATATGGGATGATGAAGAAGTTCCCTTGTGGAATGAACGATTCCCAAGGGAACGTATATTGGAGATAAGGGCTGAATTTGAATCTGTTGGAAATCTAAATGGTTTCTATCAGGAATACATGAATATCGCTCAATCTCCAGACAATGCACCTTTTAAGCCAGAGTGGATGCAGATGCATCATTATGATTATGAGATAATTGATGGCCAAGGGTGTATGACGCGTACTATAGGGGAGGAGAAGACTATCATCCCTGTAGAAGTCTATGGAGGGGTTGACCCTGCATCCTCGCTATCTATGAGGGCAGATTTTTTTGTAGTAGCGATGATTGGTATAGACCACGAGGGTAATAGATACTCAGTCGATATATACCGAGCTAGGCTTTCTCCGGAGAAGCAGCCGGGAAAGATTATAGAAATGTATAAAAAATATAGGCCAAGGAGGGTAAAAATTGAGACAGTGGGTTATCAAGAAGCTCTCAGAACGGCTGTTAGAGAGCTCCAACAAACAGAGAACTTGTACATTCCAGGACTTGAGAAGGGCGTTAAGCCGCGCACAAAGAAATCAGAAAGGCTTCTATCGATGGTCCCTATGTTTGCACGAAAACAGTTCTACTGGCGAGGAGAAGACTTAAGTGGACAGCAAGAATTTATGTCATATCCCAGGGGAAAGCATGACGATGTCATGGATGCTATCTGGACTGCTCTGGACGGTGCCAAGCCTTGCAGACACAAAGATTGGGAAAAAGGTGAGGATACTCACAAAAAGCCAAAGAAATTCCTTGATTGGCTCACACTTTAAGTCGTAAATTATGCCCATGGCTGACTATACCAATTCGGATGATTCCCAAGAAAAGATAATAAATGAGACTATTGAGCTCTACGACCAATACTCGCAGAGTAGAGATACTTGGGCACGTCAAGCCAAGGAAGACAGGGAATTTCGTCTTGGAAGGCAATGGACAACGGAGCAGGAGGAGACACTGAAGAATCGGGGGCAAGCCCCGATTGTTGTAAATAGGATTCATCCTGCAGTCGAAGCTGCTAAGGCGATATTAACATCTAATCGTCCTTCGTTTAGGGTAGCTCCTCGAGAAGATTCTGATAATAAAGTGGCGCAGGTTGTATCTGCGCTTCTTGCTTATATGTATGATATTTCCGATGGAAGAACTAATATAAGGACTGCCGTGGATGACTATTTTGTATGCGGTATGGGCGTATTAAACTTCTACCAAGACCCAACAAAAGATATGGGTAAAGGTGAAGTGTGTTTTTCTTGTCTTGACCCTATGGATGTTTATGTTGACCCTAATAGTCGGGATAGATACTTTGATGATGCTGAGAATGTCATAGTCTCGCGACTTTTTACTAAGGAACAGGCCAAGACTATGTATCCTATGTATGAAACAGCAATTAAGAACGCTGCTTCCTCACAGGACTTCAATACTCCAGAGACAGGTAGGTCTACTGATAATTATGCTGTACAGTTTCCCGAAGATGTCGGGACTACGTACAACACAGAGTATGTGCGTGGATATGAGAGGTATTATAAAGTTTTTGTTACAAAACATAGGGTCTTTGAAAAATTTAGCGGAAAAGAAGATTTAATAGACAGTGAAGAGTATAGTGGGTACTTATCTCAACCTGCATGGATTGTAGAAGGCCAAAAGGTCTTAACAGACCAAAAACAAGTGCAAATGCTTAACCAGCAGTTTAAAATGCAATCTGCACAGCAAATGGCCAAATTAGGCTATGCTGAAAATGCAGACGTGCCTGACGCCCCTATTGAAGAGACCAATTATCAAGGACTGCTAGATAAGGGTTTTATTGAATCTGTTCAGGTTAATACTCAACAGATAGCAATGTGTGTAATAATGGGAGATAAAAAACTCTATAGTCGAGTTTTACCCGTTGATAAGTACCCTATTATTCCAATGATGAATATCCATACTCGGACACCATATCCTACTTCAGATGTTAGGATGGTGAGGGGTATGCAGGAGTATATTAATAAGACACGGAGTCTAATAATTGCACATGCTACTACATCTACAAATACAAAGATACTTGTACCTGAAGGTAGTGTTGATATGGCTGAATTTGAACAGAAATGGGCTCAACCAGGGGTTGCTATTCCTTATGACCCTACAGATGGTGCTCCAATGCCTGTCCAGCCTACGCCATTACCTAATGAATTATACCATAATGAGCAGAGTGCTAAATCTGATATAGACCATCAATTAGGGCTTTACGAGTTAATGATGGGTAATAGTCAGGCAGCCCCCCAGACATATAAGGCTACAATTAGTATAGATGAGTTTGGACAGAGAAAGATGAAGTCTAAATTAACAGATATAGAAGCTTGCTTGACAAGGGGAGCCTATGTAGCATTCGCGCTTATGCAGCAATTATATACACAGCAAAAGATTTTTAGGGTTGTTCAGCCGAATAATTCGCTGAATGATTATGTTATTAATAAGAAATTAGTCGATGATAAGACTAAGGAAATAAAAATTGTTAACGACATTACAATAGGAAAATACGATTTCGTCTATGTATCAGGCTCGACACTTCCGTCAAATAGATATGCGGAACTTGAGTTTTATATGGATGCTTATCAAAAGGGCATCATTGATAGGATGGAAGTGCTTAAAAAGACTGAAGTCTTTGATATGGAAGGCGTCCTGGAACGGACTGACGAACTGCAGAAACTTAAGGCCGGCTTGTCCCAAGCTCAGGAGCAGATTAAGAAGCTCCAAGGAGACTTGCAGACAAGAGACCGCGAAGCAGTCAACCTTAGAAAGAGAATTGAAGTCGAGAAATTCAAAACTAGTTTAGATGGTCAATCATCTAAGGCCAAAGCGGCAACTACGATATATGAAAAACGTCTTGATGACAATTTATCTACTCTAAAGCGTGATATCGCTTTAGCTACGAAAGAAAGCTCACCTTCCGCTAACGGAAGCAGCAAACAAAAAAAGGAGAAATAAATGGAAGAGCAGAGACAGGATACCCCTCAACAAGCAAACCCTAATGATGTTTCAAATGTATTTGGTGCGCCTGTAGAGGAATCCTCGCAAAATACTCCAACCATTGAAGAAGCGTTCTTTGGTCCTACGGAGGCACAACAAGAGGGTACCCCTCAATCTCATGAGCAGGCCCCTCAAGTTCAGGAAACACCCGCTACAGAACAGGAAAACCAGTCTAGAAACGACGAGAAACGTTTTGAATACTGGCAGTCCCAGGCGGCTAAACGGGAAAATGAGATAGCTGCATTAAAGCAGCAGATTGGGCAGAAACCTGCTCAACCACAGGTTCCTATGGAAGCCACAGAGCCTAAAGTAGAAGAGTTTCCGCCCCCTCCATCAAAGCCAAGTAGACCGCGTACTTTTTCGCGTGAAGAGGCCTGGAATGATACAGCGTCTGAAAGCGCGAAATATCTTGATGACGTCGACGGATGGCAAGATGAAATGACTCAGTATAATGAACTTAAACATCAATATGATATGGCATTGATGCAAGAGCGATATGATAAAGTAGATGGTGAGCGTAAGAAAGACGTTAAACTTCAACAGAATCGTCAAGCTCAAAAGCAACAAGCCAGGGAAATAGTTGATTATGTTCAAGGCCATCACGGGTTTAATCCCGAGGAGGCTACTGATTTTGTTCAGACTATGTCAAATAACGACGCTATAACAATGGATAATTTGGTAGCGTTGTACAGGCTAAAGAAGGGTCAGCCAGTTAATACTGGCCAACCTCAGCCTAGTGCAGAATTTCAGCAAACTCAGAATGCCCAACAGGTTCCATCTCCTATGGGAGTGATGCCTGCTACTGGCCAGTCTGGAAGAACTGATACGGACCAGATTATGGATGATTTAATAGGTACCCATAATTCCAAGAATCCTTGGCGTTAAAGGTTACCTAATAACAAAGGAGAATTAAAATGGCAGATGTAAGCAGTCTAATTGGCACCGGAGCTAGTGGTGTCAGTATGGACAATAACCGGAGAGTATTTAACTTCGGTGACAGAGTAGCAGAGCTGGCCCCTCAACAGTCTCCTTTCTTCGTTTACCTTTCAAAAGTAGCAAAGAAAGCGACTGATGACCCAGTTTTTAAATTTTTAGAACAAAGACACCAATGGCAACGGCGTAATTTTGACGTAGTCTCATTTACATGGACTGCTCTTGCGGCTGAAGCCGTAGGTGGAACTGCAGCGAATGATTTAACTATCGACTGTGGATATAACGATGCAGGCGAAGTTGACGCTGGAAACCCTTGTCCTTTTATCATACCTGGTTTAATAATAGCCATTAAAAATGATGCTGGTACTGTTCATAATTTTAAGGTATTAGACATAGGGGCTACTGGTATTACTTCTACTGCAACCGAGACCAAAATATTAGGTACTGCATTGCAGGTTATTACAGATACTAGTGGTTCCAATGCGTGGGCTGCAGATAATAAAGGCCAAGTAATTGGCTCAGCATGGGCTGAAGGTACTGAAGCTCCTGTTGGCTGGGAAGACATCTTGACTGATAGCGAAGGTTATTGTCAGATTTTTAAAACCGCAATGAACCTCTTCTCTGGTACTGCAATGGCTACTGGCTATCGTGGTGTAAAGGACGAGTATAAGCGCGTTTGGTCTGAAAAGCTGATGGAGCATAAGATGGACCTTGAACAGGCCTTCTTATTTGGTATAGGCAAT